AGTTGCCACTCTTCTTCCTCATACTGCCACGCAATTTGGCCGCGTTCATCCATCACCTCGCCACCTTTCGGTGGGTACCATCGCCGGTGTGTGATCAACTTCATGCGCACGTCGTATCGATCATCTCCCTGTACTATGCTCCGGAAATAGGTCAACCCGGGGTTGATGAGGTGTCCATTGGCATCACGCTGCCGATCGATGCTGAATGTCACCCGCTTTGGCTTGGTTTCGCTAGTGGCACGCTTTCCGTCGGACTTCCCGTCGAAGACGGGGTTGTCATCTCCATCGGCATTGTCAGTCTCATGCAGTGGTGTCCAGTCATTTGAGGCGTGATTGACCTTGGCCAGATCTGCTGGAGTCACATTTGCCGCAGTGCACCAGTTGTAGGCCGCTACCAACCCATTGATGATGGTATTGCCCACCGACGTGTTGTAGTCCCCAGACTTCCGGGTAGCCACCACGTTGTAGACGTCCCCCCAGATGGTTTTCCCGGTGACATTGACACGCAATAGCATCAAGCTCAGGAGGCTGACACCCATACATGTCATCCACCGATCGGCCCCAAACTGTTTCCAGACATACATCTCCAGAGTAGTCTTCATGATGCCGATGCTGGAGTCAAACTTTGATGCGTCATCTTCCTGGTGTATGCATTCATAGTTGTCCTTCGGCGAGTGCGGGGCGTCCTGCTGCGCAAAATCAAACCACTCTCCTGCCTTTTCCCCAGTCATCCCGCAGCTGTAGGTCAAGAAATGGTGCTCATCCCATATCTCAGCAATGATCTCCTGGGCTGCCGCTATCCAGGGTCCCACCGCGACCTTGTACTCATAAGACGACGTGGTGATGGAGCGCATCGAAGCATCGACGTTGATGTATGCAGGGTCCAGCATGCCAGGCGGCCCTGAGCTCGGTGCATTGGTATGTTTCTCATTCTTTGAAAATGGCGACTTCTCCTTCTTGCCGAACATCCCCGCGACCAGGAACTTCTTCTCGTCAGGGGTCATGGCATCCACACGAATGAACGCTTCCTCCAATTGCTTCCGCTCACCGAGAGCGTACTTGCCCAGCCATTTGTTCCGATCCATCGGTCGCATGTCCGCAAACTTCTCCTTGTACTTGGGAAAGAGATGTGGAAAATTCAATGCGGTCCACCCAATGAGCCGTGCTATGGCTATCGGGTCCTCAGGCATGTGTTTG